AATAACTCATTAACAGTTTTAACAAATGCTTCTCTTGTAGCACTATCCTTTTCTCATAGAATAGCACCATTCTTGAATTTTTCGTATATATTTCATGCATTTACTTTTTCAAGTACACCTGCTGCATTAGCAGCTGCATCAAATTCAGATTCTCTTACTACCGATGTAGGGTCAAGAGTTTTCATAAATTGAAATACAGCAGCAACATCTCATGGTCAACTCGCTTGTCATAGTGTAGATATTGTTCCTTGATGTTGAAGTACAGCCTCTCTATATGTTTTTACTCACGCTTTACCTTCAAATTCTTTTCTAAGTTTCTCACGTCTAGCGAATTGAGTATCATCAACGAAATTACCTTGTGAATCAGTAGCTAATCATAATATTTTATTAATTTCTTGTTCTGTTTTTCATTCCTTAATCAAACTTCAAACAGTTTTAGCAACTAATGAATCCTCTTTTACGTCAAAATTATTAATAATCTTTCATAGAGTTATATTTTGATCTAGTGTTAAACCAGTTGAAGCAATACTTTCTTTTTCTTGAGCTTCAATATCTGCTTTTATTTGCTCTTTTTGTCTAAATATCTCTAATTCATCCCTTTGTTGTGATTGTGCTGTCTGAACTTGTAGTTTTCCTATAAGTTCTTGTTTTTCTGCATCAGATAAATTAGAAGCCTCTATTTCAGAAGCTAATCTGTTTGTTTGGTCTTCTCTATCAAGTCTTCTTGCTTCTAGAATACCTTCTAAAGAAGAATCAAGCTGCTTTATACTTTCAGCAGTTAATTCTTGTCATTTAACAAGACTTGCTAAAGTTTCTCTAAGAGGAGCTGAACGTGCTTCTCTAATTCTTGAAGCTGCTATATTTGTAATTGCTCCTCATTCTGCCTCTAATCATTTAGTGATATTTTCTATATCTTCAAGAACATTTCTAGCTTCTTGTCAAAAAGCTTGTTGCTGAGCTACTAAATCCCCCCTTCATCATTCTTCTCTAGCCTCTATTAAAGCCTCTTCTCTTGTTTTTCTTTGAGCTACTTGTTGTGTAACTCTATCTCTTAATGTTTGAGTTTGTGTGTCTACAGGTGTTTTTATAATATCCTCTGTTACTGTAGGCCCAATAGTAGGAGTTTTTTTATCTTCAACCACTCATTTCTCAGAAAATAGTTTTGGTTCTGGTCATACAGGAGAGGACTTTTGCTTAACTCACTCTGTAAGTGTTGTTATTCATTCAGCTCATATGCTTTTTGTAAGCCTATCTCTCAAAGCTTTATTTATTGCATCTCTACTTAATCATTCAGACTTCATAGTATCAACTTCTTTTCTAAGTCCTTTTTGAACATCAGGAATAAAGTTTTTATCTTCCTGAATACGTTTTTTTAGTTTATTTGTCGTTTTTGTAGCCATAATTAATTTGTGAGTGTAGGATTATAATTAGGATTTACTCTTCTGTTAGAGTCATGTTTTACTACAACGCTATTAGTTGTATTACTTACTTCTTTCTTATATTGTATAAAGAGTTTATCATGTTTTCTTTCATATCTATCCGCACTTGCAAAATCTTCTAACCTTGAGAAAGCTTCATTAAGAGCATAATAATATATTACATTTTCAAATCATTCTTTTATTTCAAGGGGAGTATTTTCATCAGTAGAAGAACTCGGGTCTGTGTCTAAATCAGTTGCATATATATTTGAATTCAGCTCAATAGGATTTGAAGAAGTTTGAGGAGTTGGATATAATACAACCTGTTTTTTGTCTATTGTATAAAAAATGGGTATATCTGATACTTGGTTCGTGTTAGATAATCAATTGAACTCTGGAATTCCTATTCTTTCAGGGAAATAATCATTTGAGTCAACTGTAACTTTAATTAAAGACACCTTGTCAACTGTATCTGGTATATCGTATCATTTCTGGTCTGCAACAGTCCCTCATGAAATAAGAACTCAACTCTTAGTTAAATAAGTTTTAGATAGCGTTAATACTTCCTTCTGTATATCATTTATATCTTCCTTAATAGATTCTGTTTCCTCAGTTCCATCATCAAAAGTATTAGATAATCAACACTGTCTTACAATTTTATTAAATAGTTTTCAAAAAGTTTTATTAGCCATGTTTTTAAAGTTATTTTTCTATAATATACTTATATTAATTACTAATACAAGCTAAACTCATTCTACTGTTATAAGTAAGTCAAAGTTATAATTATTATTATCAACAGTTAATGTAAATCATGTAGAACTTACAGCAGTCACACTCGCAGTGACCTCTACAGATTGCTGAACAAATATACACTTATTAGCACTTATTTGCCATGCATTTGTGAATCATCACTTTTTATATTGACATCCATTACTTATATTTCAATCAGTATCTACTATAGCACATCAATGACTCCATCAGAAGTTATTACTACTTCTCACAGCTTGGAATGTTATTTTCTTTGGTCTAAATCATACAGTATAGTTAAACGTTCATCAAGAATATGCTCATGTAAATTGAGTATCGTTCTCTTGATAATATTTAAGAGTTGAATCTTCTGGCTTATCCTTTAAATCATTATAACTTATTTTTTCTCCATCTCCTCATCTTCATGAATGGGAATGTCTTTGATTTATGCTCATATTAAAATACTCTTACTGAACTAATTTTTGTATTTCTTACTAGAGATGTAGACGTAGTTTCAGCTCATAGTAATAATTTAAATTGAACTTTATGTGCTCTTTTTCCTATACCTCTTAATATTTTATTTCAATCTATACCATCTTCTCATATATCTCACAATAAAGAATAAGAGGATGAATTATTAAGTCTGTAATAGACTCTCATATTATTCTCTAAATCACTATCTGAAAATCATGCAAATTGAGTTTGTATTCATTGTACTCTGTTGGGTTTTCAATTATTATCACGTAATTCATATACTTGAGTTTCTATATATGGTGAAGCAGAATCATCTCAACTACCAGCCTCGAACATCCTATATCTTTTACTTGCATCAACACTATCTATTTTATCAGATGTAGTATTATATCATACTATAAATAAATCATCTGCAGCAGATGTCACATATATTAGTTTTATATTTGCCGTATTAGCTAAAGCTCAACCACTTAAGTTTCCATATTTACACAACATAAATTTACTATTAGTATCCACTCTGTCGTAGACATATATTCAGTTATTAGGTATAGCAAATACAAAACCATTCCTATATCTTCTTACTGCTGGTTTTCTGGTATGACTTGATGCTGAAATATTGAATCTATTTGAAGGGATTTTTATATCAGGTTTAAAATCAGCTCCATTAAATCTATAAATAACTCCATCTAATCCAGCAAAGGCAAATAACGTATTTTCTATTTGAATCAGTCCATATATTCATCATAGATTAGACTTTACGATAGTAGACGCATTTGAACTTGCTCCATCCCATTCATAGTAGTTTCAAGCCCTAGTTCCTATTCATAGACTACTTCCTATAACTTCCATACTTTCTATAACTTCATTTTCAGGCAATTTAAAGGCATTTGCAGTAAATACCCAGTTTGCAGGATCTAAATCGGAAGCTCCATCAAGCTCTGCTAATATATTTCAGTCAGATATATATAGTCTATTATTGAAAATCTTGAAGTAGTGGGGAGAAGATGCAACACCATTCTCGAACGCATTTGTTCCTGCTCACCATGTTGGATTATCTGTAAATCCTCATGCTATTGTCGTATTTGTACTTCTTCATAGTTCATCAGTAGAAGCATATATAAGATAATCTTGATATACTATTAAATCATCTATATCTCAAGAATTAGTGTTCGTATGTAATAAAGTCCATGTATTTGCAGTGTTCTCATACCATATTTCTTCATTCTCCGTTCATACTAAAACCTTACCATTAAAAGTAGCAGCAGATAATGTATTATTAGACAATCATGATGCAGTGTCATTATTCAGTCTTTTGTTAATCTGTGCTATTCATGGTTCAGAAATCATATCTATTCAAATCAAGTCAACAAAACCATCAACTGTTTGTTGAGTCTCATCGTTTATAATCCCAGTAGGAAATTTATCTATATTAAGTAATGCTTTTGACATCTATACTTTCTTTAGCTGATAATAATGTTCTCATATCTGACTCATATTTCTCTTCTCTCTTTCTCAGTTCTTCTTCTCTTCTCTCAAGTGAATTATTTCTATGTTCTATAAAACTTAATTTACTAACAATATCTTTCTCCTTTTCTTTTAATCATTTCTCCATCTTTTCGATACTATTGTTTAACTCATTATACCTTTTCTCTTTTCTTTTCAACCTAATATTTAATTCTTCTTCTCTTGTTTTATCTTTTTCGATTTTAGCATTTATTTTTTCCTCCTCTTTAGTTATTTTATTTTCACGATTATTTAGTTCCTTATCTCTACTATTTTGTGATTCCTCAATATTTTGTAATCCTACCTCTCTTTTGTCTAGAAACTCCGTATTTATACAAATTCTAATAGACCTTTCAGATAAATCACGTTCTATTGCATCTAATTCTTTCTGTTTTTTGTCTAGGGTGTGTTTATATCTCTTTTGTGAATTGATAGCCTCAGAGCGCGCATCAAAAATTACTTTTTCTTGTTCTTCTATTATATTCTTTAATTCTTCTTCCGCATTCTTTTTTTTCTCGTTTGCATCATTATATTCTTGATTAAATCGTATAGATTCTCTCTTTAAAAAATCAACTTCAATTAAAAGTCTATCATACGTCATTTTTAAATCTCTATATTTTTTCATAACAAAAAAGAGGGGTTATTATTCCCCTCAATTATATATATTAATGAGTTTTTTTCAAGTCTGCTATAATAGCTGCTTTTGTTTTGTTTTTACCTTCTTCTGTAACTAGAGGTATTCATCTTTCTTTAGCTATATCCTTAGCTTCTTTTAAAGTAAGTGAATTATATTCAATATGTTCCTTCCCTAGAGCTTCATTTACAACTTTTTCTCACTCTTTATGAAAGTTTTTTACATCTTTCTTTCTAGCCATGTGAATTGCAGCATGTTCTGCTAGATATAATGGGTATGCTTTAGTTTCTCATTTTTCTAGAGTATATTCAACCCTATCCCATTTGAACGTAAAGTCTTCTCCTGTAATATTAGTTACATTCTGAGACTCATTTCTGAGTTTTTCTAATTCTTTGATGTCCATAATTAAAAGATTATTAAAATAAATTTATGGAGGCTTATAGCCATATAAGAGAGCCGAAGCCCTCTATATATTACGCATCGTTACCAGTAGCTCTTGCAACAATTACATTATATGTATTGTCAGCAGTAGCAGCAGCAGCGAGAGTAACTGTAACAAGTCCAGCAGCAGATAATTCAACATTATCAACAAATTGGTCTTGGTTACCTGTAGGAACAATTCCTACAATTTTACCACCGATAAGTTCAACATCAGCAGTATTAGTTCCAGAAGTAGCAGCAGCCGAAACTGTAATTGCAACTTCTTTTAGCTCAGCTGGTATAGCTTGAGTAGTTCCAGTATATAACATGGGTTTAATAAGTTAGATGTTAAAATTAAGAAGTGATAGCACTAAAGTATCCGTTTCTTCTAGGATTTTTACAGATTAGGTTACCCATAAGAAGAATTTGAGAAACAAAACCGTATTGGTCAGCAACCCATTTCATTGGAGTAATGTGGAATCCGTAAGATTTTTCTACATTAGAGTCATATTGACCTTCGATTTCAGCAGATTTAATCATAATTGGAGTAGTTCCAACAAGACCGTCAACTGTAGCAAATTCCCAAGTAGAAGTATTAAGACAGAATAGGTGGTTATCAGGACACGATTCGTCAGCTATGATTGGTACTCCTTTATAGAATAGAGAAGTGAATCCAGCTTCACCAGCAATACCACTTATAGCAGTTTTGATAAGAGAGTTACTAGAGTTAGCAGCGTTTCTTTCGTTATTAACAGCAGTGAATAGAGCAGCTACGTAGTCGTAGATTGCTTCAGTAGTAAGCATAAGGTCAACTTTTTGATTACCTGAGTTAGTACTTCTAAGCATTGTATCTAGTGCATCAAATGTAATTGTTGTTGTAGTAGAATCTACTGTACCTTTGATAGTAGTATAAGTAGCTCTTGAAAGTCCTCCATAAGTAGCTACGTTTGTACCATCATCAGCACCAGCAATAAGACCAAGAAAGTCTTTATTTGAGTTACCAGTTCCGTCACCATAAAGTAGTGCTCCAATATCTTCTGCCATTTCTTGAGAAGCTTCTTCACCTTTTTGTACTTGTAGGTTTCTAACTGATTCTTTCGTTTTAGAAAGTGATAGTTCATCACCAGGAAGTACGATTGGTTGGTAGTAACTTCTAGGAGAAAATACCATTTTTTGTGTAGTGTTAACTTGATTAGTATTAAATCTATCAAGTCCAGAGAAAGAACCACCATTGTTCGCTTTTTCTGTTTTAACTACGATTCTTTTTACATCAGATGTAAATTTAGATTTTCTAGACCCAAGCATAATTTGAGTAATCAGATTAGCTTTCAACACAGAATCTACAATCTTAGGTGCGATTTGGTCTCTTGTGTTATTTTGTAAATCTCTTCAAAAAGACATAATATTTAATTGTTATTTATATAATGTATCTTGAAGAAAGTATTAAGTTAAAGATAAATCGTCCCATCATGTACCAGATACAAATCAAGTACTCTTTCAAGGATTTCACTTATTTCAGCTTTTAGACTCAGCTGCTTTTCTTTTTGCAGCACTCTTCTCAGCTTGTTTAGCTCCAGCCTCTTTGTTTTGATTTAGCTTTTCATACAGTGTATGAGCTTTCTTCAAGTCTCCATCTGTAAAATCTTCTGCAATTTTAAGTAATTCATTTTCATCAAATTCATTACCTTCATCACGAAGTTCAGAAAGAGTTTCTTCTATATATCTTTCAGCTTCTTTTTCCTCCTTTTCAGAGATTAGTTTATTTTTATTGAACTCTCTCTCAGCTTCTTTACGAGCGTATTCCATAGCTTCTTTCGGAGACATATTTTCTATCTCTTCATCAGTTAATGGTTTATACTCAAGCTTTTCAAGTCTATCTTGGAGTTCTTGGAATTCTTTCTCTCTTTTTTCATCACGTTCTTTTAGCTTTCTAACTTGTTCTTGTTTTTCTTGCCAACGAGGATGTTTATGAAAAGGAGTATTCTCATCCGAGTCTTGCTCTTCTGAGTCAGCTTCTGATTTAGAAGTTTTAGAAGTGTCTTCTTTTTCTTCTTCCTTTACTGCAGGATCAGGAGATTTGTCTGAAGTATCTTCTTGTTCAGATGACGAGTCTGAATAGTCTACTAGATTTTCTTCTTCGTTATCGAAACGAGCAAAATAATCTTCAACTCATGCGTCTACAACATTATCGGACATATTTCGTATTGTTTAACGATTAAATACCAGTTTAAAGACATGAACGATGGTCTTAAATCCATATTAATAATTTTATTCTGTTTGTCAAATTTGGGCTATTTGTTCCTCAAAACCTGTTTTTACATTTTCTTTAGAAGCTTCTTCCTGTTCAGCTGCTAATTCTTCTTGTTGTTTTTTCTGTGCTCTTGCAGCTTCAAGCTCTAGTTCTTCAACAGCTTCATCAACATCTTCCATACCTAGTGCTTCATAAAGTGTTCTATTTGATATTTTTCCAAGTGCTGCTAGTTCTAATGCTTGTGCTTTTATAGCATTTGGATCTTCTGGAATAGTACTTCATGGTTTAACTGTAATTTTCATACCATCCATGATATCCTCTCTTTTAAATTCAACATACTCTTCTGCGTCTTTCTTTCAAAGAATGGGTAGTACTTGTTCTCTATCATAGAATACTTTTATAAGATGAGCAAAAGCATTATAGAGTTCTTCCGAAACTTGTTCAACAGCTCTACCAATAGTAGCCTGTCTATCTTCATCTCATTCTCTAAGTGCTTCTCTTGCTCTTCATGATTCATTTGCTCCTGATTGTCTTTCTCATCTGGTTGTACTATGAATACCAAAAATATTATCTATAGCATTTCTAGAATCTTGTAAGTCATTCTGTACATATGCTGGAAGTGCTGCGGCCTGTACATATTCCACTTCTTGTTCAGATCATAGATTAACACCATCTCAAGCAGCAAGGTTAGCATCTGCATCTTGTGCTTGATCGTTATTCATACCCCTATAAACCCTAATTGGATTTCAAACAACGTTGGCGTTATCCGCTATTTGTCTTTTTCTATCATTAATATTATCTTGTAATGATTTACTAAGCTCAAGAACCGTTGTATCATCAAGTATATTTTCTCCTATATTATAAACTGAAAATCTAATAAATGGTTTTTTAGGACGTACAAAGAAATTGTTCATTGTAGGTTCTCATTCTATTTTCTTTCAGAATTCATCAGTTTCTTCGCTTGGTATACCTTCATAATCAAATAAAGGGTTCTTAATCTTTTCTAAAATAATATCATCTCTTATTGATACTACCTTCATATCATCAGTCCACCATTCTATGTATGTTATTTTAGTACCTTTTTTATTAGAAACTTCTGTTAATATTTCTGATTCTTTTTCAGGGTATTTTTTTATTAGATTTGCTGCTGTATCTACTATTTTTTCTCATACGAATTCAGAATCATCTATGCAAGTTGCCTCACTATCTAGTAATAGTCTTGACGGTAGCTTAACATTAGCGAATATCTTATCATCTTCTATACCATACTTTACAACCCCTATATGCCATATTTGATGTTGTCTCACCATCTTTTCATATTCTTGTTGTAGTTTTTGGTCTTGATATATAGCAAGTAGTATTTTTTGAGTTTTGATAGATTGATCTCTTATATTTTTCTCTTTCTCACCTTTTGCAACTGATTTTGGAATAGTTACTATAGGTTTTGCTGGTCTTGATGTAACAAGAGGGACTATAGTTTCTAAATCTGTAAATATTCTGTTATCTGTAACTTTACTTTTATCATCCATTATTTCATCACATCTCCTATCAATTCCCCTGTAATATTCTTTATTAATTTCTCAATTAGTCTTCAATATAGATTCTGATGAAGATGCAATAGACATCCACTTCTTAATGAGTCATTTAATGTCATTATCACTCATATCTAATTCAAGCTCATCAAGAGTTGTTCATACTTCAAAATCACTTCTCTGAATAAGTGTTGAACTATCATTACTTCTAGTATCTGTAGTAGTCATATAAATATATTATCTTTTAAAATCGGCTCTCCATTTTCAGCCTTTAAATTTAATATCCATTCATTTAGCAGCTGTACTCTCTCCAATATTATGTCTTTTCTCTTTTATTGCAAACGATTCTACCTCAGAGCGTGTTTGATTTCATATAGCAAGTGCCATAACTCTATCGAAATGATTACTCACTTCTTCATCAAAACTTGCAACCTTTAAATCTCAGTTAGCGAAAGCCCTCATCTCTCTAAGTGCTGGTAGTGAATTTATAATTAATGAACCATTATTAAAATCTCTCTGTAAATCAAAAAGCATTTTACTCTTACTTGTAGAATTAGTATACCAACCATACCTATTTTCACTTCATCCTCATTTCTTGTTTATTACTTTTTGTCTAGTTAATAGATGTCACTTTCCTTTCTCTTGTATAGATGTTATGACAGCGTTACCAATGCTATTCCTTTCAGGAGTAATACTACAATTTCAATAGTTTTCACTTGCATCTATCAATTCATCAGCTAGTTCTCATGGTGGTATTTGATTACTTTCAAACTCAGCTATTTGTTCTCAATTAGTTATGTTAATTATTTCTATAACAGAACTATCAAGACCATATCATTCCGATACGTCAGCACTAATCTTATATTCACACATAGGGTCATACTCTTCCCAAATTTTCCAAGCACCATCTCTATCAAAATGTTCTTCTTTGGCTCTTAGTATTTCTTCATCTATTTTATTAATATCAAAGAACCGTTCTCAGTCTACTAGTGGTATATTAAGCATTTCTTGCTCATATACATTACGTCCATCTTTATTTAATGTTCTTTTAACTGATTCAAGTGAAAGTACTCTCTTATTCTTATCTCTTTCTTTATTAATCTTCTCGGCTTCTTTATCTGTATGAACATACTTATCTTTCCAAGTTATTTCTCAATCTTCTACAACTGCCTTTTCAAATATTATTCATTCTGGATTATTTTCTAGTTTGTCATATAACCATGCAACACTACCAGTATCACTAATCTTGTTACAAAGAAATACAACTATTCCATGTGGAGCAATAGCAGGAAACATTTCATCAAAGTGTTCTATTACTTTCTTAGTGAGAGCTGTAGATTTCTTTGTTATATTAGTTTCAAAGTCATCATAAACTATGTAATCAGGTCTATTCGGTCAAAAAACAAGTCAACGGATAGGCTGTCATGTTGTGATTGCTTGTACTCTTATTCAGTTAGAAGTAAGAAAGTCAGATACTCAAGTCTTTCTACTCTTCTTTTCTTTATTTTCTGTATCAAAAAATAGCTGTCAAAAGTCTGCTAGAATTTTAGGATTAGTTTGTAATTCAAGTGCTATATCCAGTAAAGCATTCTCTGCATTCTTTTTATCAAGAGATCAGTATAACATCATCTCTCTTTCTTTATAACAAATCCTTCTAATAAAATCTATTTTCTCTAGTGAAGTTTTTGCACTACCACGAAACTCACAATCAACCATATATCGAGGGTTTCATATTTTTCATAGCTTCTGCTTAATCTTACATCTATCCTTATGAAACTCAGGACTCTTATGTGTAAAGTATTTTCAAAAGTAATAAATAGCAAAAAGATATAAGCTATGCTTACATAACTCATATCTTTTATTTCTATCTTGTAGTGCTTCTAATATACTTGACATTCAGTTTTGGTTTTATTCCAGCCCATGGGCATATCTAAGATATTGTCTATAAATAGCGAAACTAATTTTTTACAAATTATTGTATAATATATAATTATTTTAACTTTTTAGCCTTTTTTGCTCCTATCTTTTCATAAAACTCTTCTTTTCTAGCTATACTCGGTAGCTCTTCATCATATCATAACTTTATAGTAAGTAGTCATTTAACATACTCTCATTCTCACATAAACATATATCAGTCCTCTACTAAAGCTTCTCATGTCTTAACTGCCTCATCTTGTGTAGGGTATATATTAGTTATTCTTTGATGTAGTTCTTTCATTATACTAAATCATTATTTTTTAAAAGTTCTTGCATCTCCTTAGTATCTTCTACTTGATAATCAAAGTTTTTATTAGTTTGATCTATCTCCTGTTTATCTACCCATTTATAATTATTCTTCAAATGAAAGATAGTTGAGGTTGCGTTTAATTTGTTATTCATAGCTCCAGTAATGGCTCTAGATTCAAGTATTTCTTTTATAGCGGACGACATTTTTAGTAATTCTTCGTTATCTCAATGCCTAGTAACTCTGTCATTCTTATCATTATTAGGAGGAGTAAGCCATTCATTATATCTCTGTCTAGTATAATCTTTATCTTCAAATAACTCCCCTATATATATAATATCTTTATCTTCTTTAAGTTGGGATAGTAGTGACTCCACCTCTTTAAGTACAAACTCTAATGTATATTTAGTATCATTAGTCTTTGGCATTACACTTCTAATTTATCAATTAAAATTTTTCTTGTATCACACATATCACACACTCATACTTTAGCGTATTTATTTCATTCAACCCTTGCAGGTCTTTTACATTCTTTACAAAATACTTCTAGTGTATGGAAACGAGACATAATTACTTTGTGAGTTGTATAGTAATTAGTATAGTGATATATTAGTATAATGCAAGGTTATTTAATTCTCCATTCTATTTTAAAATCCTCGCTTATAGTTCACCTTTCAATATATTTCATAAATTTCGGCACTATCTCTGGGGCTATTTCTATTTCGTAGTTCCCTCTATTATTTTCTTGGAATTCTATAATTAGATTTTTTGGTTCAATTCATTCCATATTTGTTTATTGTTATAAGGTTATTTTAATATCTTCACATCTTTCGGATAACATTTTGAACTTATTATTTTTACTTTTTTATATTTAGATAATCAGTTGTTGTTTGTTTTCTTAAATACTTCATAAGTAGTTTTATTATACTCATCAAGTTGGGTTCATATACTTTCCCATTTACTCCACATAAAATGGTTTATTATTCTTTTCATATCTCTCTTAGGTTATAAACTATTAATTAAGTCATCTATAGCTTCCATACAAACTGCAACTTTCATATTTCTATCACAAGTTTGTGAGGTTCATTTCTCAGATTGTCTTAAATATTCTGGATTCTTTTTTACATTTACTAGAAACGATGTCACTATACTTCTAGCTAGTTTTAAATTTGGTTCTATTCTATTCATAATGTATTGTTAGGTTATATTCTCCTTATAGGGGAGAAAAAGTTAAATTAGTCTGTAGTGGTTACTGTAGTGGTTACTGTAGTATTTCATATATTAATCTCTATTGTATTATCAGTACCAGTTAGGCCTGTTAGTCATTCAGATACTATAGATTTAGGTGTCTCTTTTAATATCCCGTATTCTTCTAACATCTCTCTGAAAGCGTTTTCTACTTTTTCTCTTCTCTCTAATTCATTAGCTGAGTCCCTTAGATTTTGTGCTGGAGTTTTATATACTGCATTTATAAAATCAGATGGGTTCAGTATATCGTATATATCCTTTAGAATTTGTTTGTGTTCTTGTTTCATATCCCTATTGGTTATTAAATTATTCACTTAGTAACTTACTTATTTGTTTACACACTGTACTTGATATTTCTTTACAGTCAGAATTTATTCATTTAATCCGCATGTCATAGTTATTTATTTAGTCTATAAACTCTACTTCAGCATCTGGAGCATTTCTCATAACTGATTCAACACCATTTGCGCAAGCTGCATCAGAGTTATATACTTCAGAAGTTCCTATAACTTGTCCATTTCCTGCCCTTAACTCATTTAATATTCATCAGTTTGCAGTATCTCTTTTTGACCATCTGTCTTCGTTTTGAGAGTTTTCTCGTACTGATTCAATTCCATTTTCACATCCATCTTTTGAACTATATCCTTCAGAAGCAAGAATAATTTGTCCATTACCCTTTACAAGTCTAAATCTATAC